CACTGGTAGTGATGAAAGCCCGATGATTTGATAAGGAGAAAGAAAATGGTTCGACTTTTTATTTCCCAGCCTATGCGGGGTAGATCTGATGAAGAGATCGTTGCAGAGCGGGAGTATGCAAAACTTGCCGCTGAAAGAATCTTGAAAGAGGAAGTTGAGGTTGTTGACAGCTTTTTTCAAGACAGCGATAGAAAGCCTTTGGAGTATTTGGGTGATAGCCTGAAACTCTTGGCTGGCGCTGATTGGGTATGGTTTTGTGAAGGATGGGAACAGGCCAGAGGGTGCAAAATCGAAAATTTGTGCGCTCGTGAATACGGCATTCCTATCATTCATGCGTAAAAAAAAGGAGGAGGATTAGATATGAAGATTATGCAGAAACTTACAAGTCGTAAACTGTGGGCCGCAGTTGCTGGTATTGTTACTGGTTTGGCTATGGTGTTTGGGCTGGACGAAAATGTGATTACCAGTATTGCTGGAGCGGTTGTTTCTTTGGCGTCTGTGATGACTTACATTGTTACTGAGGGACGCATCGACAAGGAAGCTGTGGGTAATACTGCGGGCCAAATTCAAGATGCCATTGATTCGATGCAAGGTTCTGAGGTGAAACAGTAATGACTCTCAAAGAAATTTTTCTGAATGGTGGCGGTGCCCTTGTAGTTGTTTTAACGATTCTTCAAATTGCGCCAATCAAGATTGATCCATGGGGTGCTATTGCTCGGTGGATTGGTCGGGCGCTGAATGGCGATGTGTTGAAGAAGCTGGATGAGCTGGAAGATGGGCAGGCCGATACAAGAGCGCAGCTGGAAGAGCATATCCGTGTAGACGACGAGCGTGATGCAAACTCTCGTCGTCGAAATATTCTTAACTTTAATGTTGAGTTGATGCGTGGAAAAAATTATACACATGAACACTTCATTGATATGCTTACAGATATCGACGAGTATGAGCGGTATTGCGAAGGGCACCCAGGATATAAGAACAACCGTGCTGTAATGGCGATTGCAAATATCAAGCGTGTGTATGAAGAGAACGAGAGAACAAATGGCTTCCTTAAAGTCTAAAATAAGCTGAGGGCGTAGGTATCAATTACGATACTTACGCCCTATTTTTTTGCTCCGCAAGGAATTTGAAAACCACATCGAGCTTTTCTTCAAATGGTGTAAACTTGGTGTAAAGCTGAAATGGCACTCTCGATATACCAAAACAATTTACACAAGATATGGTGAAATTTTTGCTGTTTTACACTGAATGGCGCACATTTTGCTTAAAGACGGTTTTGAAATATTTATATCAGGCGGATATAAATATTGTTGCTCATGGTTTCTTATAAGTTCTCAAAACTGCTCCGCTTGCGATACAATCCAGAATTTTTTCACACAATTTCTTATAGCTTCTTAGAAAATTTTCGTGAAGTGGTGTAGAATTTGGTGTATGCAAGCGGATGTAATCAGCCAATCTTAATCTTGCCCTCAAGGTTCGCAAAGCTGGCCTTTTTCTTCTCCATCGTTGCTTCATTGTAGATGTCCATGGTGGTAGAGATATTGGCGTGTCCCATGATCTCTTGAATGACCTTCAAATTGGTTTCGTTCTCACAGAAACGAGTGCAGAACGTGTGCCTTAAATTATGAACGGAGAAGTGCGGGAGCAAGAGCGGCTTCCGCTTCTGCTTTTTAGCGGCCTGCTCCTCTGAGGCATTGTAGTCACGGATGATGTTGTTGATGATACGGTTAATGCTTACGCTGGTATACAGATTGCCCCGAGTATCCGTCTACTTCGTTTTTGTTGAAACCATCCGCCATCTGCCTAAGCCGTTCAGAGATCAGAGCAGACTTAACTTCTTTCAGCATAGGAATTATCCGCTCACCAGCTTCGGTCTTCGGAGAGGACACAAGGAATCTCATTTTCTTCTCATTTTCAGGCTTACAAAAGGCCAAGCTGTGGTTGATAGAAATGAGATTATCAGTGAAATCACAGTCGTCCCAGCGAAGTCCGATGACTTCACCTACACGGCAACCAGTCCCAAGAAACACAGTAAACAGGTTGAGAAAACCAGAGTATTTCTGAGAATTTCGGATGAAATCTACAAACGCTTCCTGTTCATCTTCGGTCAGCGCATGGCGCTTATCCTGGCTCCAAGCGTTTTGCTTTTTCAGTTCGGCATATACTTGGTATGCGGGATTCGCCCTAATATAACCATCACGTACCGCAAGTGTAAAAATCGGATGGAGTACGGTATTGACGGCGTGGATTGTGTTTGGCTTCATTCCCTTTTCATAGAACAGTGCTAAGTAAAACTTCTTGATATCACTATACTTGATAGAACTGATGCTACGCATACCAAGTTCATCTTTGATGTAGTGTTTGTAGACTTGGAAATAGCCAGAGCGTGTGGTGGGTTTCAACTCTTTTTTCATAGCCATATACTTGTAGAAAAAGTCATCCAAGGTTTTCTTACTGGCTACGAAACTTTCAATGCCATCATCTGTATCACGGGTCAGTTGTTTTTCCAGATCACGTAAAGGCGCACCAGCTTTTTTGCCTGTTGGCAGTTTGTCGGTTTCTACTAACCGCCAGCTGTAAATAGTCCGTCTCACCCCTCCAGCATCATTGTAGCGGTACATATACATCCCGTCCGCTCGTTGGGATTCGCCAACTTTGAGAAGTCGGCCTTTCGAGTCTCTTCTTTTCGAGGCCATTGTGAACTCCTTTCTGCCTGAAGAAGAAACTCGATGTGGTATTTGGATTATACCACACCGAGCATTTGACCTCAAGCAAAATCATATCAAACTGATTCGATCAATGTAGTTTTCAAATTTCTTGCGTTTTATTTGTGCTCTGGTATTGTTCCAGAGGATGAAGTCAGCGTCGGGATGTTCGCTGATTAGTTTCCGCAACTTGTTTTCTCCCACTCTGAAATATGCTGCGGCTTCTTCTATGGAAAGGGTATATCGCTCCCAGAATGGGATTTCAATAGCCATCGTCTATGCTCCCTTCTTGGCAATGATTTTATTCGTCGTTTTGCAAAAAGTTTATTTCTTCTATGTTGCCTCTGCTATCGCTCTTATAACGAATCTGAATTTCTCATCCATCACATAATTGATACTTGCCTTAAAGCGTTCAATGTCAGATTTAGTTAGATCGTACCTCGTGACATCTTCACACATAAAGGTATTGAAACGTAGCATGATTTCAATTTGTAGCTGAGACACATCACGCACAATTCTCAACCGCTCTTTATCTGGGATATTTCTTACACGTTCTGTATCAGCCATGACTATCCTCCTTCGATTAGGCTAAATGAAAACATTTCATTTAGTTTTCGTCTTTCCTTTGGAACAAAAATTTATAGTACGCATTGGAATTTGCTTGTGCTTGATCCGCTTCAATGAACTCAGAAACGATCTTGTCTTCCATTTCACCGTCAAACAAATCTGATTCATACCATTCAAGTGAATTGTAGTAGTCCAGAAGCCAGCACATATTCAGCTTTTGGCAGGTCATTTTCAGAGCTTCATTCCAGCCAGCTGTACTACTAACATAGAACAGGCTGTAAAGATCAGATTCGTCCTTCTTAAAAATCATATGCCCGAAAACACTGCATAGCTCCCCAGCAAATGCAATATAAAAGTGCTGTGGTATTTTGCTTTTGATTTTCTCTGGAATCTTGTATTCAATGCGTGGATTTTCACCATTACCAACGATAGGCATTCTACACACCCCCATTTTGCTGCACTAATTCGAGATATAGCTCCCATTGCGGAGCAAACTCACCAAACAGCTCAACCTCTGTTTCGAGGCGGGCTATAATTGCGTCCTCTTTGTCACGAAAGCGACCTATGAATATCCGTTTGCTGTTGTAGGTAATACTTGCCGCCCACCGATTACGTTTCTTGTCAAATGAAATGCCGGCCACGCCAGAAGTGTTTGTTGAGTATAGGCCACGATTTCGATTATTCTCAGAGTAGGAACAACACCTCAGATTTTGCTTTCTATTGTTTGCACGGTTTTTGTCTCTGTGGTCTACCCATTGGCCTGGTTTTGCATGGGCAACAATCCTATGGAACCTGACAATCCGCAGTTGACCGAGATAATAGTAGCTGCTTGTAAGATACCCGCCTTTGTCTACATACCAGCGGCGGCTTTCAATAATAGGGAGGTCGTCCAAGTCAAAGTAGAACAATGACACACCTATATGCAAAATACCGTAAGATTCAAGTAGCTCTATCATCTCTGATCACCTTTATTCTATATCCTCTGGCCGCTCAGGAAGCGGCATCCAATGCGCAACTCTTTTGGTTACTTTTTGGGGTTGACCGCATTGATGTTACGATATACCACTCTCTGCGCTTTGTTCTTGGATAGCGGTCATTCATTGGATCTTTTCTGTGGAATCATATGAAAATGATCCCGTCACGAGGAGTATAACCCAAAACCAACTGATTGTCGATAGGTAGCCTGTCTTTTACCGAGATCCATTCACCCATTAAATGTCACCAGCCCAATTTTACATTTAGACCAGCCGCCGCTGCTGTATTCAGTAGAAGCATTGCACGAGTCATCGGCCCGACACCACCAGGTACTGGTGTGTATGCTGCGCTCTTTTCATAGGCATCAGGATCACAGTCGCCACACAATTTCCCGTTGTCATCACGGTTCATACCAACATCAATAATGGTGGTGTCCGACTTAATAAACTCTGGTTTGATAAGGCTTCTTCTTCCAGTTGCGGCTATTATGATGTCAGCGCTTTTACAAATGTCGCCAAGGTTTCTGGTGTGCGAATGGCAGATAGTTGTTGTGGCGTTATTCCAAAGTGCTATGGTAGCCATTGGTTTGCCAACAATATCGGAGCGACCAACTATAACGCAATGCCGTCCAACGATTGGTATTTTGTAAAACCTCATCAACTCAATAATGCCTCCAGGAGTACAAGGTACAAATCGGAATTTTCCATCCAGCATTGCCATAGTATTTGCCTTTGTAAATCCATCCACATCTTTTTTAGGACTGATTTCGGAGATAATATGGTCTTTATTGATATGTTTTGGAAGTGGAAGTTGAACTAAAATTCCATGCACATTGCTGTCATCAGAAAGTGAGCGAATCAGCTTAATCAACTTTTCTTCACTTGTGTTTTCTGGGAGTGCATAAGTAACACTATCAATTCCGCATTCCTCACAATCTTTCGCTTTGTTCCTAACATAGACTCTGGATGCTTGGTCGTGCCCAATTAAAATAACGGCCAAACGTGGCTGTATACCAGATTCTACAATCGTTTCCTTGATCTTTTTCTTGATAGATAATGCGGCGTGGTTGCCATTCAAAATCAGAGGCATTTATTTCTCCTCCTTATCAGAGATTTCCTTGCAGATTGGCTTAATATAGTCGATGAAGACCTGAGTTATTTTCTTTGCACTGGCAGAGAAATCCATACAAATGCAACCCCATAAGTCACTCTCATCACAATCTGCCATTGGTGTGTCTCTAAACAAATCTTGTAAAGCCAAAATAATCCCTTGGTCTGTGGCTTCTTCGCAGCACTCTCTGACTTCATCCAAATCAATGGTTGGATCGCCATATTCATTTGGTTCTGACGGGTTTATCCCGTAATCATCAATAAGCTGCTTAACTTCCTTGAAAGTGTCAGCCTCATTGATGAAATTCCGTTTTGAGAGTTTGTCTAATAAATAGCCACCATCAACTCGCGCCATAAGGTGCATAAAGCTCTCACTGTTTGGAGTTGGAACCCACCCATAAGCATAGCTTCCGCAATCAGACGTTATGGACAGCTCATAGCGGTCAAGATCAAAATTGAAGACTGCCCAGAGGCAAGAGCCATAGTCTGGATCTCCTCTTTCTTGCTGGAAGTGAAGAGATACAATATTAGTCGTTCTATTTGTTACTTTAGCCATTGATGCTCACCTCCGGCATAAGATGAAAGAACTCCGTATGGCTTCCGACATCGAAGATTGTTTTTCCATCACTGTTCCGAATGCGTGTATAGTAAATGGTAAAGTTTCGTTCGGCGCAAAATGCACGGATCAACAGGTTCGCTTCATCCATTATGTCCTGATCAGACCTTAGCTGGCCTGTGTCGTTGTAGTCATCAATGAACGCAATCTTCCGTTTGTTTCCATGGCTGTCCTTGAAAAAGAGGATGTGACTTTTCTTCATACTTATTTCTCCTTGATTTTGTTCGTTGTTTAATGAAAGATAACTACCATACTGGGAAATGGGGCGGAGTTTTTACCATCTCCAAATTTCAGACGGCCACGGATAAAGCGCATCTCTACATTTTCTTTTTGGTAAATGTAGTCGTGAAAGTATGCCGTATCTGTCCTGGCCGGTATCAGCAGCACCACAGTGGTATTAGGCTGCTTGGCTTCTTCGGAGCATTTCTTCACCCAGTCTTTGATAGCCTTTCCGTATGGCGGATTGCAAAAGACCGTCTGCCCCCCCCCACGACTGCTTCAGTCCATCGTCCGCTTCTGTGAAATAGCGAGCGCATTTATGATTGGACTCGTTCGCACAGGGATCAAGGGTGAAGTGAAACTCCGAATCCAGCCGATCAAAAAACGCTTGTGGCGTTGCCCAGTCCATAGCCTTGGACGAGAACATAACCTCTGTATTCATTTTGTTTCACCTCTGAATAGTTGTTATAGTCCGAGCGCTGTGGCGATGCTACTGATTTCCAGTTCTGTTTTCTTATCGTCAGACAACAGCTTATCCAGCTGGACTTCCATAGATTTTAGCTTTTCCAGCTCGCTCTTCTGGTCAAGTATTGCCAGCCGATCCTGAATATCAGAAATCCAGCTACTGGTTGGGAAACCACAGATCATACACTGCTCGGAGTAACCAAGTTCTTCGGCGGCGGTATCCAGGTTGTGGAGCTTACAGAGCAGAAGAATCAGCGATGTGCGGTCAGCTGAGTGAAGATTGTGCCGTGTGCCGTCC